TCATTTGTATTCCTATTTAAGTGCTTGCCAAATTTTACCAGCATTTCCCACAATAGAACTGATATCTACGCCTGCATCCGTGGGGTCATCACCTAGAACGCTTGGTCTATTTGTTGCGCCAGGAGCCGCCGATTCTCTCATAGGCTCTGTGCCCTCAAAGAGATCGACGCCGTTATAAGCGTCACCACCAATTGAATCTAGTAACTTTTTACGATGCTCTTGTAGCTTCTTGTTCGCCTCACGGGACTTGCGCTGCATTTGCAAGTCTTCATTAAATAGGCTATCGTTTCTTTTCTTTGGTTTATTCTCAACAATTGGCTGCTTAGCTAATCCAGCAGTGACCTGAGACACAACCTCAGTAAGAAGCCCCTCTTCTATAAGGACCTCTTGAATACATTCTTTTACAATTGGCTTAATTAACTGCTTTAGTTGGTTTTTCTTCATTTATCACCTCAATTATTTCTTCACTAATGATTTTTATAAGTTTTTTAGAATTTGATTCTCTTATGAGATTTTCAAAGTCGCCTTCTAATATTTTTTCTATTTGATCTAGGATTTTAACAATATTGGGTAATTGTTCATTTTTAAACTTTTTAGCGAAAGGGTTTCCTTTTAATTGTTTAGAAATGTTATTTGCTATTTCTTTTCTAACTTTTTTAATATCAAGTTTGCCAAAGTTTTTTATCGGACCCAGGGCTTGATTTATCTCTGCTCTAGAAAGACTTTTTAGTCCGTCTTGTTTTGGATTCGGTGCGGAAGGTTTTTTATCTGTGGTAGGGGCTACCTGTGCTGCTGGTTTAGCGGCAACTGGGGCGGCTGCTTTTGATTGCTGGGTGGGGGTGAGCTTAGAAGAGTCCTTATCTTTACTGCCTTTAGGCGCTGTGTAGCCGTCTTTACCTCTACTTGTGAGCCCCTTTATTTGGGCTGCTATTCTTTTTAAGATATTTTCATCGAGTTCTTTTTCTTCACAAACAGCAACCATCTCTTCCAATAATAGTCGTACTATTTGCTGTTTATTCATCTTTTAATGCCTCGTTTAACAATCTATTAATACGATCTGCTTTTGTGAATACTTGATTGGTGTATTCCTTTCCTTCCTTAACCATAAAGGCTTCGGGCGTTGAAGGCTCGGATACAAAGTCAAAGCAAATCAACTGAAAGTCATCTTGTACAATTGTTTGCCCGTTTCTGTTTTCAACTGACCCCATACCACGAGAAGAAATACCAAGCTTAACTCCTGATTCTACAAGAGACTTGAGGACCTTTCCTGATGGTGTGTCTAAAACTTTTACCTTTCCCATAACGGTGTCGCCGTCCATCCAAATGGAGGTGACAAGATGCGAGGCGTTCTTAAGGTTGATAACAGAATCATCGGGGTGGTCTAGCTCTCCAAGCGCTCTGTTTTCTTTTACAAGCTTTGTATAATTTTCGACTTCTCTAACCAAAACTTCATATGGATAGATACGTCCATTTCCGTTTTGCGTATTTGCTTGTTGCAATTTGCCTGTGAGGTACATACCACCAGAAGCAACAAAGCGCTTTTCTTCCTCGGTAAGAAGGTCTTGGCAAACGCCACCTTCACATAGTTCGTAGTATTCTCTTAATAAATTCATTTTGTTCTCTCAAAAGTAAAAAGCGGGCGTTACCCGCGCGAGTTAGGAACCCTTGCAACAACGACGGACGGGCTGTAAGCCCCACTTGCTGATTAGATAGTTGTTCATCACTCTTCTCCTAGATAGTTATCGTACTTGTAATTATGCTTTATCATAATACCTTCATCGTCAAATACCATGTTGAGAACATAGGAAGTTGCGGACGAAAGGCAACCAAACAAAAAAGCGTTAATTAGCGTAACATCAAAGGTAAATAGTTCTGTCCAAGGAGAAAGAAGGCACAAAAACCACCCAACGTGGAATCCCATACACATGGGGCAATGAAAGACTTTGCCATAGCCTCTGTAGGATTCTTTGCTTGGTCTTAATCTTTTTAGTATTGGCATATCGCTGTATACTAAAATTTGTGTTAGTCCATAGGCTATAAGTATGAATAGAAGAAATTCCATAAATTTTCCTAGATTGTGTACATGTAAGAGAAGGTGTAAGGATCTCGTATGTAACCCTTACGGATAGATCCCTGTTCGTCGCGCTGAGGTACTTCGCCAAGCTCAGTAGAATCAGTCTTATCTGGATCAGCATATTCATCTTCTACGCCAGCCACCACTGTCTCTACATTTTCGTAATAAGGCTTCTCTTCTTTGATAAACTTTTCAATATTTATAAGAGCAAACTTGGCTGCATTTAGCTTACCGTCTGCTGCCTCTTGTAGGCTTGCCTCCATTGCACCATAGAAAGCGCCGCCCTGAATAGACTCAGGAATGACGATGCCCTTTCTAGCAAGATGACTGAAAAGGCGGTTCTGTGCGCCATAAGTAAAGTCGGTCATTGTTTGCTTGGGGAACGCAGTAATTTTCTTGTCCTTTCCAGATAGAACGATGTCGATGTCTCCGTGGTCAAAAATCATAAGATCGCCACTGAGAGACTTACGAATTTCTAATTCGAGAGTTATGGTAGGAGGGGGAGTCTTTGGTTTAATTGTAACCTTGACTGGCTCTGGTACTGGGACAATTCTAACTGTTACTGCCATCGTCGTATATTTCCTTTACGAGTTCTTGAGTCTTCAAGATTGTGAAGAGAGTTGCTTCTGTCAAGACGGTTTCGTTTGATAAAGCTGCAAGGCGTTCCTTGACTAGCTCTGTTTTTCTAATCATTTCTTGATCAGCAGCAACCTCTTCAACCTCTCTTGCTTTCTCAAGTGATTCTTTCAATCTTGTAAGTTCGCGATTGAGGTAGATTTTTGTTTCTAAATCATCAGTAGTAAATGACGTAATGTAATGATTTAGTAATTCTTTTTGTTCTCGAAGCAAAGTAGAACCATACTTCTCGTTAAACTTGTTGGTAAAAGTTGTGTAAGTGATTGCATCAATGGTCTGCATTTCCTGCTCTTCAAGGATACCGGTCATGCCCTGAATAATCTTTGCCTCTAACATAACTGACTGTTTGGGTGAGTTAGTGTTAAACATCTTGGCGATAGTTGCTAAAGACTTGTAGTTTGGAACAAAGTTGTTGAATGTCGCGGGGCTCAATTCCTTGTTGATGTCGTTAATGACTTCTGTCTGCTGCTTGAATAGTCCTTCAGGGTCTATAAGGCGCTTCGCAGCCATTACAGCCTCTACGATTTTTTTACTAGTGGTTTCATCTAGGTTCTGATTTTCGTAGAGTGAGCGGTAACATTCTAGATCTTTCTTGAGCAGTGAATCACCTGTAAAGTGCTTACGAACAATAGAAACAACCTTGGCTTTCCGTTCGTTGTCGCCCTTAATAATAGCGACGGTTGCTTCGCGGGCGAGAGCCTCGAATACAAAAGCCGTGTTTCTTTTTTTGTTATGCTTATTCTTCATCATTAGTCTCCGTAACTTTGGTCTCCAGTGATTCGAGCAAGAACTTAACAGAGTTATTTACTTCGAGAAGAGCATCCTCTTCTTCTTGTTCTCTTAGATAAATAGGGTCTTGCTCTTCATAAATACCTCTTGCCAAAGATCTAAGCTCTGGTGCGCCTAGGTTATTGGTCCTGTAGGTGTTCATCTCGGGTCTTGGGATACTTGCGTAGTTGCGAGTTCTTGCCCCAGATGGTCGTTTATCTACCGCGACTTTTTGGTATGCCTTACCCTTAGCTCCCTTGGTGAGATATTTCTTTCCTGCTCTCGCACGCTTGCCAAGAGACTTGGCAAGGCGGGGTGAGTCACGAGAGCCGGGAGGCGCTGCCAATAGGGCTGATTCTTCGCCTCCACCAGCGTCTGCTTCGGGGGCAGGTGCGTCATCACCACCAAGATCAAGCTCGCCACCACCTTCGTCGCCACCACCGAGGTCTAAACCGCCAGCGTCGTCTCCGCCGAGGTCAAGACCTCCGCCGCCTTCGCCACCGCCAACTCCTGCGGTAGCCTCAGCGACACCTTCAAGAGCGGTATCGTGCTTACGGTCGTAGAACATCTCTCGCTGGTTGCGTAGGAACTCTTCGTGGGACATACCAAAGATATTATCAGCAACCCAACGGCGGGAGAAATATCCTTCCGTCGCGGAAGCAGCAATGTCAAATTTGGTCTTCCAATGTTCTAGTTCCTGTAGTTCTGCAATCTTGCTTGGGTTGTTTAGGGCAAGCTTGAAGTTTAGAAGATCTTCGCCTCTGTAACCAAGAGTGTAAAGATGGATAATACCAATCTTTTCTAGCTCGTGAAGGACGGAGCGCTGTAGGCGTTGGATGGTACGAGCAAAGCGAATGTCCTTGGTTGCTAGTGTGGTCTTGTCTTCTTGTGCGCCCTCACCCATAGTGAGGTAAGCCTGCGGGATTTTGATAGCGGAAAACAGCTTATCGCGAAGATACTTGATATCATCAATCGCAGTTGTGTTCTGTCCGCCCCCCAGGTTTTGAATGTCCGTAACAGAACCAGCACGAACAGGAATGTAGTAATCTTCTTCAATGGATAGCGGGTTGTAACGGAGATCGATACGACCAGTATCCTTATCAACAATCGTGTGTCGCTTCAATTGAGATACAATTTTTTGCATAAACTGCTCAACCTCTTGCGGCGGAACAGCACCAACGTCAATCTTAAACACCTTACGCTCAGAAGAACGAACAATGCGGTACGCCATCATTGCATCTTCCATGAGGGTTAGCTGACGCCAGATACGGCGGGCTGGCTCAAGAACAGAGGTCCCGTATGGAGAATACTTATCATTACCCAAGATACGGAAGTGAGCAATCTGCCAGTTCTCGAAGGTCATTCCTGCCGAGTTCCACTGGTACTGAACATAGTTGGGGTTTGTAGAGTCAAGCCCTTCTAGTCTCTCGACCTCTTGTAGTGGAAGGGAAATACTAGACTTGATGCCGATTTCATCATCTATATCAAGGTATAAGATAAAATCGCCATACTTGCACATAGTGCGGCACCAACCAAAAAGGTTGTGTTCGACATTCATTATATTATGATAAAGAATGTTGAGGACAGCTTTGATTTCATCATTGCGGCACTTGACATTTAGCATTGGTGAAAGAGCAGAGAATGTGGTCATCTCATCTGCGTAGATATCCAAAGCAGAAGCAAGCTCGGGCATGTACTCCATCTGATCGAAATCAATGTAGCGTTCTGACCGGCGCTGGTTTGCAATAGCGTTTGCAGCGATGGTGTCGAGTGGGTTGTAAGATTGCTTTTTAAACTGTTGCCCAGATGCAGACTTAAATTTAGTTGAGTATTTATCTAAGTGTTGTCTGCGAATCTTACGACCAGATTCGGAGCGGTAATTAATAATAGGACCTGAGAATAGACGAGTCAAAGACTTGAATAATTGTGAATCTCTATTAGCGGGGTTCTTGCCTTGTTTTGGATTTTTTGGTGCCATTTGTTATCTCACTTGATTATCCACATATGTTGTGAATATAGGTTTTTTGCTTCGTTCATTTTACTAGTATTATCTTCGCCTGTGTAGCCAATTTGTCCTCTTATCTGCGTATTTAGGGTAGTTCTAGAAGTCATTATAGAATCAATAAATGCTTTTTGATAGTTAAGGTCCCTGGAGTTTGTCTGTAAGGCTGTATCTCGAACCCAACAACAAATCGCAAGAGCCATTACCAAGTCATCATTGTAGCCCCTCATGGCTTGTGGCTTCCCGTTGTACCAAATAAAAGTACGAAACTCGTTTGCTAAACGCGAAGAATACGTCTTAACTAGTTTGTTTCTCATAAACTCTTCTAGCTTGGCTACGATGAGGGGTCTGGTCTTGCTTGTAGTTGAGAAACCGGCGATAGCACCAGACCTGTGTTCGCCGAGATGTTGGTCGATGTATTCGTGCGTAGACTTGATAGAATAGTAAAGATTTGGATAAGCATACTCTATGAGTTTATCTATTACCGTATAGCCAATAGAGTTGTTTTCTACAACCATCATACAATTACCAAACTCTCTGCCGACTTGATTGAGCATGTTAGCGTATAAGTCGGGCGTTGGTTTACCCATGTATTCGCCTACGATCTCCATCGTTTCAAGTTTTAGTATGTGGAATGTAGAACTATCGGCTCCGTCGCCTCTGGCTACGTCTGCCGCCATAAGATAGTTACAACTCGGGTCATACTCTTCCCAAATCCAGAAGTTTCTATCAAAACCAGTCTTGTGTTTGGGCTCTCTGATGTTAGCCATAATCCATTCCATGTTCTCTGGATCAATAACAGTTTCACCAGAAGTATTGAAGTTGCACTCCAACTCCTGTGCGATCTGTCTTCTGGACATATTCTTGGTTTCTTTCTTAAACCACTCTTCATCTCTATCAGGATGAACGTCCCACATAAGCGTTGTGAGATGGAAATTATTTTCATTGGTCTCGGCACCTACGCAAGTTTTATGAAACCAGTTACCAACACCGTTTGGTGTAGAGATAGCAATACAGCGACCGCCAGTAGATAGCGTTGGGTATAGACCAGTCCACAGTTCTTCTAGGCCCTCAATGTGTGCAGCCTCGTCAAGAACGAGAAGTGATAGTGCCTCAGAACGACCAGCGTCGCCAGAGGTGGAGGCAGCCTTGATAGAAGAACCATTAGACAACTCAAAGGACGTGCGGTTGTCGGTTGTAATATTTGCAATCCTGATCCAGTCAGGAAGGTTCTTCATGATATTTTTGACTTTTCGCACCAAGTTGCCTGCTGTTTCAAACTTAGTCGCCATGACAAGGATAGCCTTATCACGATGAAACAACATCATCCAAACAATGTAACCAGCCGTAATCGTTGAGATACCTAGCTGGCGCCCTTTGTTAATAACATTGAATCGGTAGTCATTGAAGTCGTTTAGAAGGACATCCTGATAATCGTATGTCTTAAACAACATAAGCCCGTGCATCGGGTGAGAGATGCGGGCATAGTTTTTTAGAAAGTAAGAAGGATCTTTACCACACTTAACGACTTCTTTAAGTATTTGTTTTTTCGTTAATCTCGGCATTCATCTTTCTTTATTCTTTCTTGCCGGAGCTTGCTGGTCGCTTGTCGTTGGGGGCACGCTTGCCATATCCGCCTTGGGACATAAAAGCCTCCCAGCCAGCAGCAAGCTTGTCTTCGGTTGCTTCACCGACGACGGAAACCTCTTCCATACCGCCGACCTTGTATTCAAGAACAGCAGTAACCCAAGAACGAACACGAGAGGAATTTTCTACACGAATATCGATCTCGCCTTGCTTGGTTAGTGAGGGGGTGGCACCAGTAATCTTGCGAGCTTCTTTCTTGAGGAACTTAACAATCTCATTCATCTGTATTTCGACATCAGACTCAAAACCGTTGGCATACACTTCCTTCAAGGTAACCTCAGACATATAAGAAAGGCGCATGATGTTGCCGTGGAACTTAACATTAAAGCCATCCATAACCCTCTTGTCAATAAGGGGGTCGCCTTCCTCCCTCTTTAATCCTACCTTAACGGGCTCACCATCTTCGGTCATCGCGCCGTCGTAAGCATTTGCTGCGGCTTGTGATAAGCCCTGAACGATTTCGTAAACTGTTGCCATTATTCCATTCCTTTATTGTGCTTGCCATCTAAATAGTGATAGACTTTACCTAAGTAGTCGGCAGCAAGAGTAATTTTTGATTGAACCCATCCGGGTAGGTTAGAATATTGTGATGCTAGATGCGCGACTTCGGGGGCGTACTTCTCTAACTTGTGAAGATCAGAGAGAGCCATTTCAACTTCGTGATCGTCGGCATCGATTCCGCCCATCATGTGTTGCCCTTCGTTTTTGCTTGGGTTGTTTAGAGAATCTAAAATACCAAGCAGTATTGGTTTTTTGCTTTCATCATCTTTTAAGATAGTAAGACTGGAAACGATGTCGTCAAAAATTTCTTCTGAGTCTCTGTCTATCAGTTGAACTTCTTCTTCTTTTATGACCTCTAAGATAACTTCTTTAAGTCTGGTTTTTGTGATTTTCATTTGGTCTCCAACCTTCTTTCCATCTTTCTTCTCTTCCCTCGACCCATTTGATGTAACACTTGTAACAGCAGTCATGTTTTACGAGCGATACGTCATCTCGGGTAGAATACGAGAAGGCACCACAAACAGGGCACCCTGTCTTGGATTCTCTATTA